GTCGTTGCGCTTATTGATCAGATACCTTATAATCCCAAAAGCAATATTACACGTACTCCGTTGTATAATGTTTTCCCTCGTACACGTGCTCCTGCTAGATTGTACGACTTTGATGGTAAGGATATTCTCGCCAGTTCTAGAGCCTCTTATGGTTCGAATGTTGAAAATGTAATACCCTTCCATCAATTGCAGTGTGTTATTGAGTATACCACTGATGGGATTATGAGTGTGTCTGATGAGCCTAGATCTCGTTCCACATTGTCTGTTGAGCAAGCTATTCTGGGTGATGTTGCTTGCCATTTACCTGCTATTGACCGTTCTACCTCCCCTGGTCCAACGTTGCGCTATGTGAAGCGCATGTTGAATTTGAAGGGTGATGGAAAAACGTGGATTTTTGGTAATGGCGAGCTAATCGACTTGTCTCTTCCAACTGCTCAAGCTTTTATTCGTCTGATGGATGAAGGGTTTGCAGCGTGCGATCGTGGAGATCGCCCTCATTCCTTGAATGCAGATAGTTTGAAAGATGAGCTTAGAGAATTCGAAAAACAGAGCAATCCGCGTCTGTTTTGTTCTGGGGATTCTGTCGAGCAAGCTAATATGCGTCGTTTGTTTGGTAATTTCGCTGGTTGGGTGTATGAGAATCGTATTAAGAATGGTATTGCAATTGGAATTAATCCTTATTCTCATGAATGGGATGGATTATATAATTATTTGCGTATCATGTCTGATGATGCAGTGTTTGGTGATTTTGGTAAGTATGATAAGCGACTTATTTCTTTGCTTATTTACGCCACCAAGAATCTTGCTGATAAATTTTATGGTGATGATGATCCCATTAATAATCAGCGTCGAGCATTGTATTTTGAGAACTTGGTTAACAGTTTTCATTGTGTTCCAGATGGTTCTTATACTGCAATCTATGAGTGGTTGCATGGTAATACTAGTGGTAACTTCTTGACTGCTATAATTAACTCTGTTGCGAATTTGTGCTTGTGTAATTTTGTCTTTTGTGCTATTTTTCTGCGTAATATTGGAAAAGATATTGCAGAAACGAAGCTGAGTGAGCTTCCATTAGATTATGTTACACGAAATAGTCGAGTTGCAACCTATGGTGATGACAATGCGATGTCGTTCCGTAATATGGAGTATATTAATTTTTATAGTATTCAAGAAGCTGTTGAGAAGTATTTTGGGATGGAGTATACTGATGAGCTAAAAGGTAAGTCTGGTGTTATTGTTCCTCCGTATAGGTCTATTAGCGATGGTAATTTCATTGCTCGTGGTTTTGTTTTGGATTTTCCTCTGGGAGAGAAGAAGGTCCTCGCGCCACTGAAAATTAGATCTATATTAGAAGCGCCGCAATGGTACAAGAATAAACCTGACCCTGCAGATCTTAAACGAGTTGTTGAAAATTCGTTCTTAGAATTGTCTCTGCATGGAAAGGGGGTTTTTGATACCTACGCGCCTGTTTTGAAGAAAGCGTATTATAAAGCGTTTAAGCGTTATCCGCACTTTAGTGAGTGGATGATAGCTTATCTGACTATACTAGAACGTGATTCTCCCTTGTATTGTCCTATGACCAATCTCTCTTTGTTAGAGGAGGACGATATTAAATTTTGGTTGCAGCCACCGAGTGTTCCGGGTTCCGGTGGTGTAGATTTATTACTAGGGATTGACGCTTGAGGTTTGATGCTACCTAAGCGCTCTTAAAATTTGCATTTCTTTAACAAATTTTAATCATGTTTGTCTCAGCCTGCCGACGTTGGTGCAGGACGCTCTGTTTGGGAGTGAGAGGAAATCTCCCATATACTTTTTTCAATCTAATGATGTTTCTCTTCGTGTAGAAGGTGGAGAGAAAACTAATAGTGATTCATTGGCTCCAGTTACTTGTGATGCCTCTAAGACTACCTGTTGGGTCGAAGCTGATTCCAAAGTTTCGTCATCGTTTAATTTGCCGCGTATGCCAAATCTCGTTGAATCTCATCGCGAGAGTATTGAGGACTTTCTTAGTAAGCCTTATTTACTTAGTTCTAATACTGGTTTGTCATATTCTACTAGTTCTACTTACAATACCAATATTTGGACTACTAACATCGAAGGGTTGCTTACTGGTGTTAATTCTACTTCTATGGTTACTGCTTGGAATAATAAGATTTTGGGTTATAATCTAATACGTGGTACGTTTGTTGTCAGGGTCGAGGTGAATGCATATCCTTTCCAAGCTGGTGCTTTGCTTCTTCATTATATTCCTAATTATACTGACATACTTAATACTACTCAACCCAATATTGCCTTGAATTATAATAATCAATTGGTTTCTAAATTTCAACATCCATTTGTGATTTTGGATATTCGTGATACTGTTGCTGAAATTAAGATTCCTTATATTGCTCCTTCGCCATATTACTCTGTTCTTGAGGGTAATTATGGTTGGGGAAATGTATTCTTGGATAGTATTGTTCCTTTGCGTACTGGAGGTTCAGGTTTAACTTTTGCTGACGTTGCTGTGTATGGTTACTGGGAAGATGTTGAGTTAGCTGCTCCTTCCATTTTTCAGTCTAACAATAGATCTGTTCGTAAGGGTGATCGTGAGACTAAGGAAGGTGTTCCTGGTCCTATTTCTAAAGCTCTTACGCATGCGTCTAAGGTTGCTGGTGCGTTGAGTGATGTTCCTGTTTTGTCCTCAATTATGACCAGCGTTGAGTGGGCTGCTCGTATGGCAAGTGGTGTTGCTTCAGTTTTTGGTTGGAGCAAAACTCGTATATTAAACCAGCAAATGCCTATGTTTCCCTCTAACTATCGTTATGAAGGGGTCTGTGATGGCCCTTCTACTGGCATTCCTTTGTCAGTTATTCATGATAATAAATTAGCTGAAACGCCTGCTTATTCCATTACTAGTGAGGATGAGATGTCTTTTAATTTTTTAATGAACATTCCTCATTATATGCCTTATTCAGGCGGTACCAATTTAGTATGGACTACAGGTAACTCTGTTGGCACTAATATTCTTACTAGGAATTTAGCTCCTCAAATCTTTTATAC